AACAAACAGAAGAAAGGAAAAAACAATGACGACTGAAATCGTTGAAACGCAACAGACCGCAGTTGCGACAAAGCCGACAGATACGGCAGCGGTATTCATTGACAAATTGAAAGAATCTTGGACTTTGGTATTGCCAAAGGTATGCACGCCGGAAAGATTCGCACGAGTTGCATTGACTTGCCTGCGAAAGAATCCGAAACTGGCCGCAGCGATAATGACCAAAGAGGGAAGATTATCAGTATCGGAACAATTTATGAAATGTGCCGAACTTGGAATCGAACCGGACGGACGCCGTGCGTATTTGATACCATACAAGAACGAGGTCCAGTTGATAATCGACTACAAAGGGATTGCGGAACTGGCTATGCGTTCCGGAAAAATCAGCAACATACACGCCGACAAAGTTTGCGAAAACGACGAATTTGATTACAACGTCGGCCAAATCGAAAAGCATAAAATCGACTTTAAGAGGGACAGGGGCCAAGCATACGCATATTACGCAATCGTCACATTCAAGGACGGGACGAAAAAGTGCGAGGTTATGAGCAAGAGCGACATCGACAAGATACGCCGCCGCAGCAAATCAGCAAACTGCGGACCTTGGGTCACGGATTACGACGAAATGGCGAAAAAGACAGTATTTCGCAGATTATCGAAATGGTTGCCATTATCGCCGGAAATGCAAAAAGTATTGGACATTGACGACGAAGATTTCCGCAAAGGACATCAGATAGTCGATGTTCCGGTCAATCCGGACATCGCACCGGAAGAAAGATATAAAGCGGTGGCATTGGCAGCGGACGCCGAAACGGAAACAGAACCGGAGGCGACAGACGCACAGGCCGAGGTCATCGAAGACGAGATTCCTGAATTTGCCCTTGACGCAAACAAGGACAATGAGGAATAATGGGGGACGCATACAGGGGCAGGATTTATTCCTTCCACTTTTGATTGTTCAAGATGTTTTCTCCGACATTGAACGAACCTGCCCCACCCCATTGAAAAAAAACAATCAGAACAGAGAGGAAAAAAAATGAGTATCACAAAAAAAGAACTTGCCGATAAAATACAAGAAAGATATGCCGGTTGCGGATATTCGTTCGAGATTACCGGAACCGCAGACGAAGAATCGAAATATATCCACATCGTATTCAAATTATCGCCGAAATATACCTTGACCGCACAGGCGGACACGGACTGGGAAGAACGCACCGACAGCGACCGTTTGATATACGGATTGACGGTTTGCAACGCAAAGGAAAATCCGAACTGGATACGCTGCAATCTTGATTTATGGAACGATACCGAGATATTGTTATTCATGACAAACTGGGCCATACATCACGAATCAGAGTTTGAGAAAATGATTATCGAACACGACGCATTGGAAAAAGCGGTCAAAGTTTTGGAAGACCAACAGACCGAACTCCGTCGAGCATTTGCACGCAGCGTCAATGAATACAAGAACGAAGAATAATCGACATCATAAATCGAAAAAAGCGGCCCAGTTATCCGGAGGCCGCTTTTTCCATTGAACAAACAGAACGTCTGGAAAACAAACGCTGTATGAAAAACTATACCGAAAAGAAAAACAAATGTCAAGTGGCCCGACCCCGTTTGACTTTTTTATCTGATAGTTGTATCATATACGCAGCAACAGAAAGGAGCGACAAATGATAGCATACGGATATGACGACAACGGATACTACACCGGCGAAAAGAATTGCCAAATCGACCCGTTGGAAAGCAAACGCAAAGGCGAATTTGTATATTTATTGCCAGCACACGCAACATGGGACGAACCATTGCCTGAAAAAGAGGGCTATCGTGTAAGATTCGTCGATGGTGCTTGGACATACGAAGAAATCCCACAACCGGAACCAGCACCGGAACCAACGCAGGAAGAAAAAGAAGAACAGGTCCGAGCAACCCGTGACGCATATTTGCAGCATTACGATTTCACACAGTTGCCCGACGCACCATTTACAGCGGAAGAAAAAGCGACCTATGCGGAATATCGCCAGTATCTGCGTGATTATACCAAGGGCCAAGATTGGTGGGAACAGAATCCGGCCACATACGAAGAATGGGAAACAGCACATCACCCAGTGAACGGATAATATATCACGAACAAGAACCGAGGGGGACGGGAAATGAGAGATGATATATGCGTATTTGCGTGTTTCGACAACCATACAGGACGAGCAGAATCAGCGTCAAGGCGTTGATTTGAAAGCGGAAAAACTGGGCCTGCGAATCGACCGATATATCATTGACCGTGTATCCGGAACGAAAGAACCGGACCAACGCAACCTTGGAAAATTATTGCGGCGAGCCAAAAGCGGCGACATCATAATCATATCAGAGATGTCCCGATTGGGCCGCCGTCTTTTTATGCTTTTTCGGAT